CCCCCCCAATTGATGTATAAATTACTGATAATTAGTATATTATTTTATTAAAAATTGCTTTTCCTCATCTTTGAAGCGTGCACTATAGAGAGTGCTTCACTTTTAGAATGATTGCTGAAGATATGAATTGTGAAATCATGAAATAGGTACCATGACTTTTACACATACTGGTTGCGGAAATGACACACAGTGTTATTTTTTTTGTTTGCCGAGCGACACATAGTGTTATATTCTTATGCCATGGCAACAAGAATTCGCGATATTGTTGCCTCCCTGATCCAAAACGGATTTCAGCGTACATCAGGCGGCAAGGGTTCCCATAGACGGTTTAAACACCCGTCCGGCGTTTCCGCTACCATCCCCGGGAAGGACGGAGACGATGCCAAGCCCTACCTGATCAAGCAAGTTCGCAAAAAGATCGAGGAAGCAAAAGGCAAGGGGGCGTGAGTCCCCTTGCCGATTGTCTAAACCATGGAATAAAGAACGATGAATCAGAAAGAAGAAATCAAACGGCTTGCCCGTCCTTACGCAAGGCTTATCAGATGGAGCGACGAGGATGAATGCTTTGTTGGTTCCCTGCCTGAATTGGATGGAGATTGCACCCATGGAAGCACTGTGGAGGAAGTAGCTCGAAATCTGGATGAGTGTGCGGAATTGTATGTGGAAGACTGCCTGACGGATGGAACTCCCCTGCCTGAACCCCGGGCAGCGGTCATCGTACCCGGCAAGTCCCGCGCATGGGCCAATGAAAACGCCATCGCTCGGCTTCGCCAGTCCCGGGGCGTCACACAAAAAGATTTTGCGCGGCTGCTGGGAGTGAGTCTTTCAACGCTGATTAAATGGGAAAGTGGCCAGCGGCGGCCCAGTGGTTCTTCTGCCCGCCTTCTGGAGCTTGTCAGCAAGCATCCCGAACTTCTCCAAGCCTGA